GGCCGTGGCGACGTCGACCTCGTCCGCGGCGGATAGGTACACGCCCACGCCCTTCACGATCACGGCGGACGCCTTGACCTTGTACGCGGCGAAGGTGGTCTTGCCCGGCTTAGCCCCTGATGTAGACATGTGATTCTTCCTTTGAGAGACAGAGCGCTGCCATCCCGCTCGCCATCGATGGCGGCAGCGTCAGGACCCGCGCGAAGGGTTAGGAGAGTGCGGCGCCGCTCAGTCGGCGAGCGCTGAGGGTTTGTCAGAGTCCCGCGGACTTCTGGAACTCGGCGAGCAGGTCGCTGGCATCGCCGGCGGCCGGGGCGGCGCCGTTCTTTTTGCCGTCCTTGGTGATCTCCTTTTCGAGGTCCATGGGCGCACGCTTGGCGATCATGCTGGTGAAGAGATCGGGGCTGCTCTTGCGGAGCGCGATGAAGTCATCCTTCTCGGCGGCAGAGATCTTCTTGCCGATGAGAGCGTCGACCTCGAGCGCAATGAGATCGCTCTCGGCCTTCTCGGCGCGAGCAACGGCCGCATCACGATCCTCCGCCGCCTTGGCGTGCTCCTTGGTGAGGGCGGCCTTTTCCACGGTGAGTGTGTCGCGCTCGGTCTCGAGCGCCTTGAGCTTGGCCTCGCCAGAGCGGACGTCGTTCTCGGCCTTGGTCCTGGCCTCGCTCGCGTTCTTCTCCGCGAGCTGGGCGGTGGCGACCGCGAGGGCGGACTTCTCCTGAAGGGCCTTGATCTCTGCTTCCGTCATGATCGTCTCCGTCGCGCCGTTCGTGGCGCTTGCGTTGGTGGTGAGTGACGGAGCAGTGAGCTCCGGGGTGGTCTGGCGGCTGTCGCGCTTGGCGATGGCGGAGCGGATGCGTTCGCGGATTTCAGGGGTCTCGGCGCCGCGAACGGTGTCGGCCTCGAAGCCTTGGGCGGCCGACACAACCCCGAGTTCGTGGAGGGATGCGGCCTTCATTTTCGCGAGACACTCGTGGTTTGCTGGCACAGCGACGACGCTGATCTCTCGGAGGTCGCAGCCGTAGAGCACGAAGACGTCCTTCCCATCGCGCAGCTCGTACTTGCCATCGTTCGGCATGAAGCCGACGGACACAGCGCGAAGTACGCGTTCCTGCACGAGCTTCCACACCTCTTCGGCGCGTGGATTCGCTTCGGCTGTCGCGAACTTGATCGTCACCTCGAGCTGACCCCTCGCGACCTCGCACCGTGTGGCCTGCCCGATAGGGAGCTCGTAGCTCTGGTGCCCGTACAGAATGACGGGATTGGTCTTGAAGCGGTCGAGTCGCCACGAGGTCTGGTCGATCACCTCGGAGTAGGAGTCGACAGCGTCGGTCGAGGCAACGAAATCGGCTTCGCGATTCGCCTCGCGGATCTCCCGCACCTGCAGGCCGTGGGCCCTCGTGACGAGTCCGTTGGCCTTGTCCTTGATGGTCATTTGCTATCTTTCCGCGCGCGGCGCGCAGGGGCGGCAGCAGTCGTCAGATCGTCAGGGCGTAGCTCCCGATCGAGGTACGGAGGCTCACGTCTGCTCGGCAGCGTCCGGCTTCTCTTCTTCGGCGGGCTCGACGCTTTCGGCGGGCTTTTCGGGTCCTGGCTTTTCATCGATGATATCTCCGGGCACCGGATCGCCGAGGATGCGCTCGCCCTTCTTCGCCTCCGGGATCCCCGCTTGCTCGAAGGCCCACGCCTCCGGGATTCTGGCGCCAGCATCGCGGAAGTTCTTCAGCGCTTCACCGAAGGACTTGAGATCGAGCGCGTCCTGCGTCACGAACGCGAAGCGAGGGAGGTCGACCGCATCGCCGAAGTTGAGGCGGATCATCGCGCCGATGAGATCGCGCGTGATGTCGGCGGCGATCTGCTTGGCCCTCGACTCGCGCAGATCGCGACGCACGCCATCGTGAATGCTCGCCTGGGCGTACCCGCTCGATGATGATGCCTGCGTGGTCTCGGTCTGCCCGAGCACCGCTTTGCTCATCTCGTTTGCGAGCATGGTGCAGAGCTCAGAGTGCGTGCTCTTGGCCGAGGACGACCCGGCCGGCCACTTGACATCGATCGTCGTCGAGTCGGGAATGATCGCGGTGAAGTCGGTGGTCATCCGGCGAACGATCGTCTCTAGATCTTCGCGGTCTTTGATGCCCGCGTTGTCCTTCTTGTAGGTCGCGATCCGCCATGGCTTCCACGACATCTCCCCGGTGAGGAGCCAGTCGCCGATCAGCCACCGTCGCATGGCGCTCATCCAGACGAGCGCGCGGGCGAGCCCTTCGCGGTTCGGGGTGTCCCCGTTCACGCGCGGCTGACAGACGATGAACTTGTTCGGGTGTGCGGCGAGGTCGACCTCCGTGGACCCGTCATCGCAGAGGACCAGGAGTCCGTCCTCGCGACGGAACCTAAGGCGACGCGGCGCAACGTGGACGAATCTGTCGGGGATGAGTTTGCCCCCCACCTTGCGCCACACAATCTCGACCACGGCGTAGGAGTAGAAGTACGCGCCGGCGAGATCAGAGATGAGACGTTGGGTGTTCGGGTTCTTGCGAAGTTGCTCCTCGCAGAACGCGGCGGCCTTCTTGTCCTTCAGGCGAGGTTTGGTGGCGGAATACGGGGTCGGCGGGACGACCTGCCATGCGAGACCAGAGATCGACTCCTCGTGCGTGCCGAGCACGGCTTGAAGGTGCGAGTCTTGCTGCCGGCACTCGTTCGCAAGGTCGATGAGCCGGCGCGTATTGCCGGTGTCGCTCTCGCGAATGATCGAGGAGATGACGGCTGGCGTGAGATTGCCGCCGACCCTAGTGGCTTGATTCCAAAGCCCAATCGTCGGGATGATCTCGCCATGCGACGAGGAGTTCAGGCGCTGCTTTGCCTTCTCGCGCGCGATGGCCGTGATCTGCGCCTTGGCCGCGCCGCGAGTCTTTTTCGCTGTCGCGGCGGGCGTAGGTTGGTTCATTGGCGGTCGGAGCCGAGACTCTTAGAGCCGGCCCTCTTCCCAGGTGACGTTGATGCGCAGTCCGCCACCGTCGATCCCAGAACCGTTGTTCACGAGCAGGAGCGAAGTGAGTGGTTCGAGGAGGAGTGGACCGTCGGAGTGGCTGTCCCATAGCGAGAACGACGAGCCTGTGCCGATGGGGATGATCTGAGAGCGGAGGCGACTGAGGGTCCCCGTTGGGGTGACGCCCGATGAGACCCAAGCGATGTACGCCTTGGCCGGGCCGGTCGCGCACGTCGCGGCTGAGCGGTGCGCCATCCCAGTAAAGACGCCCGTGGCGGCGCCCGTTCCGATGGCGTGAGCTCGCACCAGCGCGACGTTCCCACCAATGGCGGTCTTCGCCGTGACCGTGATGGACTTGATCGAAACGGGGTCGGCTGCTCCCGCAAGCATCTCGGCATAAGCGTGACCGCTATTGACCGGGGTGAGAGGGTCGAAGCTGACGGAGTAACGCTCGATGGGCATGGTGGGAGGCCTCACTCACTCGCTAGCGAGCGTGTCTTTGACATCCTCCCCGCCCTAAAGGGCGGAGATTCCGGGTTGACGCTTCGACGAACGGAACGCCAGTGCCCATCGACACCACCCGACTTACCCATTCTCCACGTCCGTTTTCCGTCTCAGATCCCCGTTCGTGGCTAGACGCCCGGGTTCTTGAGGATGTTGCAGGCGACGAGCCACTGCCCAATCCCCGTCCCGAACGCGGCGCCGATGACGTCGTGGCGGAAGGTGTCGCCGCCCTTCATCCAGAGACGCTTGGTAGCGACGGAGTCGAACGTTCCGGAGGCGATCGGCGCCATCTGGAAGTCGACGCCCGTACCCGCGGCCGTCGCCGAGAACATCTGGTTCAGTTGCGTCTGCACGCACGAGCCGGCGAAGTTCGCGAAGCCCGTGTGCCCCGCGTGGTTGGTGCTCGAGAGTCCGACGCATGCGGTCGATGCGCCGGTGAAGATCCGCGTCACCTTCACGCCGAATTCGAGCGGCTGCAGGATCGTGTTCGAGGGCACCGTGAGGAGGTTCGTCCCCGTCGGCGTGGTCGCGAAGAACGTCAGCGCGAGCATCGCCGCGCCCGGCATGCGCATGAAGCGCCCGGTCGAGGGTGCGTCGTTCGGGTTGACGGCGAGGACGTTGTCGCCCGTCACGGTCGCCTCGTCGTTCCAATGCCAGAAGGTGTCATCATCGATGACGTGGAAGATCTGCCCCTCGACGCGACGGTCGGCGGGCGTCTGCTTGAGAACGGTGATGGACGCGACGGGCGCGCCGACGCGCTCCGACACGATCTGGGCTGCGCGGTCGCCGTGGAGGAGTTTCATGGTCGTTTCTCTTTCTCGCGGGACGTGCGTGCCCATGCCGTGGGCGTCTGCGAACCGCCGGAAGAAGTCCGGACGGAGCGGCGTTGAACTGTATGAAGAGCGCTAGGCGCGGACGTTCTGTGTTGGGGCGGGCAGCGGCTTGGTGCCGCCGATAGACAAGCGGCCTTTGGTGACAACTCCCCTACCTGTCGCAGACGGCGAGGTAGGGGCTTCTCGGATCTTCGGCGAGTCCATCGACTACACCTTCCCGAAGGCGCTGCCCGCGCCCTTGGATGTTGAGTGCGGCGTTGACGTCGCGATCCAAGACGAGTCCGCAGTGCGGACACGCGTGAACGCGAACGTGGAGCCCTTTGCGAACCGTCGCATGGCACCCGCTGCACTCTTGAGACGTACCTCGTGGATCCACCGCGAAGAACTCGCGCCCGGCGCTTTCGGCCTTGGCTGCGAGGATCGTGGTGAAGGCGGCCCACCCGGCATCATGCACGGACTTCGCGAGCATCCCGCTCGCAAGCCCTTTGACGTTGAGGTCTTCCACGGCGACCGAATCGAATCGGCGCACGATGTCGAGTGCCACCTTGTGGTGGAAGTCCTTGCGGACCCTGGAGACGCGAGCGTGATGCTTCGCGAGAAGGGCGACCGACTTGCGACGACGGGCCGACCCTCGCTTGCGGCGCGAGACTTTGCGCTGCGCGCGAACGAGACCAACGCGAGCCGAGGCCATCGGCCTAGGGTTGGCGACCATGGTGCCGTCACCGAGCGCCGCGAACGTCGTAAGGCCGACGTCGATGCCGACGCTCTTGCCAGTCGCAGGCAACGGCCTCGTGGGAACGTCGTCGCAAACGAAGGCGATATACCAATGCCCGTCGCCATCGAGCGAGACGGATGCCTGTTTGATCCGTCCTTCAACGGGCCGATGCAGCTTGACCTTGACGTTGCCGATGCCCGCGAGCTTGACCCGCTTGCCGCCGGCCACGAGACGCACGCCGTTGTGGTTCGCCGCGTCCTTGAATGTGAAGGTCCGGTACCGGCCTCGACCCTTGAAGCGAGGGAAGCCAGGCTTCTCACCGGCCTTGCAGCGACGGAAGAACGCCCGGTAGGCGCGATCGAGTCGAGTGATGACGTCTTGCAGAAGATGCGTGTGGATCGCGGCGTACTCGGGACGTACCTCTCGCACGCCGCGAATCTCGGCCATCTGCGCATAGGCAGATACGGTCTGCCTTCGCGAGCGGTACGCGTCGCGACGATGCTGGAGCGCGGCGTTGTACAGTTCACGCAAACGCCAAAGCGTCTCGTGAAGGACAGCCTCCTGACCACGCGTCGGGTAGAGCCGGTAACGGTAGACGCGGACCACGCTACTTCGGCAATCTTGGGTTGAAGCGCGGCCGAAACCTGTGAATACAAGCTCGCTCGAACTGCTGGCGGGAGGTCCGCCGTTCGATCCAGTGAATCCGTGCGTGCGGGTCGACGGCCAGCGCCTCCGCTTGGCGATGATGGTTGTAGTAGCGTTTCGTTAGGTTCTTCGACTCGCCGACATACAAGACGTCGCCAGCCTCGGTCAGGATAAAGTAGACCGCCGCGACGGGCGGGACCAGTTCGGTCCGCGTCAGCGGCACGGAGGGTAGAAGCTGCGGTCGGACCGTCTCCGGGAGAACGCGACGCATCTTGCCCTCCAGCGAGCGGATGAACGCCCGCACCACGTCGGTCATCGACATGCCCGTCTCTTCGGCATAGGCCGCGAGAAGAGCAGCCTCCTCCTCGGTGACTCGGAAGTTCAGCACAAAGACAGGCTAGCATGTAGCGATATGCTTTACGAAGACTAGCGCGTCTATCGCTCGTTTCAGCGTGGTGGACCCCCGCCTGCAAAGCCGAGGCGGGGGCTTGCGAATTTTCGGTCAATCGACCCTCACCAGAAACTTCTCGCCCCCTCTTCGCGCTCGTAGCGCGTGCCGGCGCCGGAGACGGTTGTTGACACGCCCAGGCCCACGCCGCACCCGCCCTTGAAGTCCCAAAAGGCGCTAGAGAGCGCGTCAACGATGTCGTCGTGCGCGTCAGAGACGCCGGTGAATTTGCTCACCTCGTCAATGAACTCGCGGAGCCACGTCGCCTTCCGTGGGAGGAACACGCGACCGGGTCGCGTCTTGCCTTCATGGTCGACCTCGCCGTTCCATCGCGCCGAGATGGGCTGCGCGCGTGCGTACTTGTCGGTCGTTGCGCTGATGATCGAGTACTGGATGTCGCCGGTCGGAGCGAGATCGATGGCCGCCGCTTCCATGCCCGAGCAGATGAAGTTCCAGTGTCCTGGGTACAGCGCGTCGAGCTCTTGGAGATCGGGAACGAAGCCCGCGACGTCCGAGCGCTTGTGGCGCATGTCGAGGACGTAGACGTCGCCGTCGCTTTCCGCAATGACGACCGCTGCGGAGAAGTCAGAGCGATTCTTGGCTGTGTAGGAGAGGTCGAACCCCTTGCCAATGCGGTATCGATTGGGGAGGGTGTCGTAGTACTGGACGCCCGAGAAGACGTTGTTGCCGCGCGGCCTGGGATTGCCCTGATAGAGAGCCCACCAGTCGTACTCGCCGATCGACGCGCGGATGTTTTGGAGGAACGAGAGAGGTCGGCTTTCCGGCCAGAGCGCCTTCCCGTCGTCGGAGATGGCGGGAAGATTGATTACCTCCCACGTCGGGACCAGGACGCCCTTAGCATCCTCGATCAGTTCCTTGGCGAGCCTGCCGATGAGGTCGTCCTCATGCCACCTGGTGTGAACGATAAATATGAACGCCGAGGGGTGCGTTCGCGGGATGCCAGTGCCGGTGAGGAAGTTCTGGACCTTGTCGCGGATGAGAAGGCTCTCGGCCTCCTCGCGACCCTTGAATGGGTCGTCGATGATGAGTCCGCCATTGACACGCTGTCCGGTGAGTGTGCCGTCGATGGACGTGGCGAAGAATCCGCCGCCCGCCATGGTCCGCCACTCGCCAAGCGTCTCGAACGTGTCGTCGAGGCGGACGCCTGCGGCGCGAGCGTACTTGATGGCGTCGCGGCTCTTCGAGTGCGAGAGCGAGGCGCCGTATGTTACATAGGCGTAGGTGCGCTCGGGGAAGATCGCGAGGAGCTGAGCGATGCCGTGCAGGACCGTCTCGGTCTTGCCATGCTGCGGAGGGACACTGATGAGTGCGCGTATGGCTTCTCCGCGCTTTGCGCGATCGATGAGATCCGCAAGCGGTTGAAGGTGCTTCGGCGATGCGTACTTGGGTGTAATGATCGGGATCGCATCGAGCACCGGCTTGGTGCTCAAGGTGATCGCTTTCGCGCGTCGCCTACGCTCGATCTCGGCATACACGTGGAGCTCGAGGAGCGAACGCGGACGGACCTTCATTGCTGCCCGGCCCGCACGGTCAGGCCCAGGCCCAGGCCCCGAGCTCGGGCGATGGCCGAGCGGATGCGATCGACCGCCGGGGAGGACAGGGAACAGGGGTGCTCACTCGGCGTCCTCGGTCGGCGGCTCTTCGTCCAGAGACTCTCCCGGCTCGTCGGTCTTGGATGAGCCGGCGAGAATCGCGAGGAGCTCATCGTCCGAGATCCGAGCGAGATCGACACCGGCGATCTGGCGCTCCTGCACGATGTGGTGGTGGTCTTTGCGGCCCCAGGCTTTCGGGTAGCGGCGCTCGAGGCGCCAGGCCGCCGCCTGCCATGAGGTGGCCGATGCCGCGCGGATGGTCGCGACGTCGATCGCTTCTCCCATCGCGAGCGCGAGGTCGACGGCGACGGCCGCTTGCTTGTAGCCATCCTCTCCGGCACGGCCGCGCTTCATCCAGTCGTAGAACGTGTCGCGGTGGATGCCCGAGCAGCGGGCGGCGGTCTCGACCGTGTTGCCGTTCTTGATGAACGAGCAGATCTTGTTCAGGATGTCCGTCGGGACCTTCTCACGATGAACGAGCTTAGGCATGGAGGTGATCAGAGGGCGCTTTCACAGAGTGTCGGATTTGACCCAGGTGCGCCACGTAATGATTACGCGACCTTAGGCTAGCCGTTGGCGAACCGGGAGAGGCGGACGGCACGGCGGATCGGTCGGGCTGCAGGGCCGTGATGCGGGGTGCCGTCCTGGTCGGTCGTACGTGTACACCTGCGTAACTCCGCGACGTCAGGTGGATAGGAGAACGTTCGTGCAGCTTTCGGAACTCGGCTGCGTGTAGGCACGAGCCTCGTTACCAGGCCTGGCCGCCCCGTGGACGCGTCCGTTCTGTTAGCCACCCCGATGAGCGTCGGAGGGACGGAACGCGTGAGCAGTGGTGGCCTGGACGGCGGAGGGTGCATCGACGAGGTGGGCGCGGGATGGTGGTCGCCTGTACGGGCCCCTCACCGGTGGGTGCTGGAGGGCTAAAAACCCGCCAGGTGACACGACACGAACGACAACCGCCGGGCGGTGCGAGGGGTCGGACCGCGAGATCTGACGATTGACCGCGAGAACAAGCGAGTTAGGCGGGGCGGCGGCGGTTGATCATGGCCTGGAGGTCTGCGTCGCCACGTTGGCGCTCGATGCGCTCGCGGCTCATGCGCTGGTGGGCTTCCTCGAGTCCAGCCTCGACGACGTCCATCCGCCGGTAGAGCACGAGATCGCGGCCGGGTGGCATGATCTGGTGCAAGATCGCGGTGGTCGTGAAGAGGGAGGCGCGCGAGCCCATGCGGAAAACGCGGATACCCTGGACGCCGGCGAGCTGCTCGGCTTCCCATTGCTTGAAGAGCCGCTCGGCCCAGTCCCGGCTCTTGCCGTAGATCCACGCCATGCGCGTCACGCCGACGACGAGGCTCGCGCTTCGGTCGTCCGTGCGCGGGGTCAGCTTCCGAGCCACGCGTCACGGAAGGCGAGGCTCGCATCGCCCAGCATGCGATCGGCGTCGACTTTGACGGCGGAGAGGAGCACGAGGCGATCGGTCTTGCCCTGCTCGAGGCGGACGTCGTACTCGGCGCGCGACTCTTCCTCCCGCTTGGGGGGGGGCGAGGAGAAGCCGTCGCGCAAGGCGTCGGTCGAGGAGAGCATCCTATCGGCAGCCGCGACCATGGCGCGGTGGTCGGCGAGAGGGATGACCCCATCGACGCGGCGAAGTTTGCGAGCGGCCTCCAGGTGAATCATTTCCTGGCGGCGGGCCTCGACGGCCGCCGTGTACCTGGCGAGCGGCGCGAGCTCGCCCATCTGCAGGAGCGACTTTGCGAGGTTGAAGACGTCCCTATCGGCAGGGGCAATCTTGGGGAGTTCCTCGCCTGCCACGGTGAGCTCCAGCTCGCGCAGGAACTTGCTCGCAGACAGAAGCATGGGATCCGGCCACCCGTAAACGATATGCAGGACCGCGGCGTGCTTCACCCCTGGGGCTGACCGGCGAAGATGGGCGATGGCGCGGTGGCCGCGTTGGCGGCGCTCGTGCAGATCGGACCCACGCCAAGGCACGCCAGCGAGACGCGTGCTGATCGGGGCGTCCGAGTTGCACCTGAGCGCGATGCGGTCGCACCATCGTTCGAGTGCGAGAAGGTGGGTCGCGCCTCCGCCGAGCGTCACCTGGCTCTTTACTTCCTCGTTGGTGAATCCCGCGGCGAGGAGATCGCCGATCGCGTTGAAGCACGCGTCCTCATCCTCGATGGCCTCGACCTCGCGGTGATGCGAGGCGCTGACCTCCGCCGCGCTGGCCCCGAGGGATGCGCCGCTGAGAGCGCCTAGCGCGCAGCTCTTGAGGCCGGCTTCGCCCTGCTCGGCGCCGGTGGCGATGTCCTGAAGGGTTGCGATCTTGATGGGGTCGAGGCGGAAGCTCCGGTGCTCGCGTTCCCCTTCGAATGTCTGGGTCCGTGGCTTGGTCGTCAATGCCGCCATCGATGCCTCCATGCGCGCGCGTCCAGGGCCTGCCCGGGCGTTCGTGCTATGACAGTTTCGACGGGCGCGGGATCGCTAGCGTCAACGGGCCTCGCAGGGTTGCTCAAGCCCTGCGGGGCCTCTTCGTTCGGGGCGTCGTTGCTCCTCGCTCGACCCGGCCTGTCTCCACCATGACGTGAGTACCTACTCTTGTCCAGACCACGAGTCTGTGCAGGGCCGGGCGCGGTGCTGATTGCCGCTCATTTCGCGTCGATGTGGAAGGAGGCCTGAGTTGCGCATTATTACCTAAACTTTAGTGGCATTCCGGACACGATGACGTATATTAGTAGTATGAGCAACGCGATGAAGAGCAGCGAATCTGAGGTCCCCGCGCGCACCTTCCCGGGCCCCGTCCTCTGGGGCGTCACGGTGGTCTGGTTCAGCGGGAAGTGCGTCGACCTCGTCTCGGTCGACTGCTGTTGGAAGACGATGAGCCGACGGGCTCTCGTCCGCTTCGTCGACGGCACCGAGTCGGTGGTCGATGCCGCGTCCCTCACCCTCTGCGGTGCGCAGTGAGCTACCACACCCACTCGGGTGACGAGTGCATCACGTGCCGCGTTTGGGCTGACATGACGTCGAGCCGCTTCCGCATCCTTCGGGAGGGCACCCTGGTCGACTCGATGCCCACCCTGGAGAGCGCGATCGAGCTGGTCTCGTCGCTGACTGACAGCGAGTTCGGGGGCACGGCCGGAGGATGGGAGATCGTGGATTCCCACATCACGTTCGACGGCGACACCGATGTGGTGTGGCCGGTGAGGGGGTGGATCTGATTGACATCCTCCCCGCCCTTTAGGGCGGGGAGGATGTCAAGGGGACGTTGTGGACCAGCCGTCGATCGACCTCAGCGCGTTCAGCACAAATCCTGTCGTGCTCTGGGCGCTTGACATCCTCCCCGCCCTAAAGGGCGGGGATTCCGGGGGAGGCCCCGGCGGTTGACGCTTCAACGAACGGAACGCCAGTGCCCATCGACACCACCCGGCTTACCCATTCTCCACGTCCGTTTTCCGTCTCGGCAAGTCCTGCCGCGACGACGTTCTTAGCGGCGTTGATGTCCCTGTCGTGGACTTCGCCGCACCCTTCACACGCAACCTCGCGCACACCCAAACCAAGCTTGCCCCACCGATGTCCGCACCCACTACACACCTGACTCGTCGGCTCCCATCGACCGACGATGCGCACCTCACGCCCGTACCGTTCGCACTTGCTCTCCACCATCGTGCGGAACATTCGCCAGCCCTGTCGATTGACCGCGCGAGCAAGGCAGTGGTTCTTCGCCATGCCCGCGACGTTCAGATCTTCAAGAGCGATCAACGAGTGCTCTCGCACGAGTCGAGTGGAAAACTTCTCCAAAAAGTCCCTTCGTGTATCCGCCAGTGCCGCATTCATCTTGGCGACGCGGAGCTTCGCTCGCCCTCTACGCGCCGAGCCCTTCCGGCATCGACTCAGCCTGCGCTGCGCCTTGCCGATACGCCGCTCCAACCGCTTCAGGTCTGGAGCCTGGACCAGCTCTCCGGTACTCATCGCGGCGAACGCCTTGATGCCGAGGTCGACGCCGACGGGCGCCCCGCCTTCCAGGGCCACCTCCACCTTCTCAACCGTGAACGACACGTGGTAACGCCCAGCCGCATCGAGCGTTACCGTGGCGGTCTTCGGCACGGACGGTAGCGTCCGGCTCCACCGCACGTCTACGTCGCCGACCTTCGCGAGGCAAAGCTTACCGCGTTGAATCTTGAACCCGCTGCGAGTGAACTCGGCGGACTGCTTGCCGTCCTTCCGCTTCCACGTCGGGAAGCCGGCCTTCGGCCCCTTGCCCTTCAGCCCGTTGAAGAAGCGGCGGAAGGCCACGTCGAGATTTCGGATCGACTGCTGCACCGGGACGCTGGACACGTCGTTCAACCACGCGCGCTCAGGCGACTTCTTCGACTCCGTAAGGAGTCTGCTCGTCGCGGCGAACCCAGGGTACTTCGCACCGCTCACTTGAGACCGAGCAAGAGCGTCATTCCACGCGACACGCGCACACCCGAACGTCTGAGCAAGCGCACGGCGCTGCTCCGGCGTTGGGTAGAGGCGGTACGAGTAGCGAAGGCTTGCCATTGGTCTGCATCAAAGTATGGTGTGGGGATGGCGAAAGCGCAAGGGCTAGACAAGGGGCGACATAGCGTCACGAAGCTTTTGGCCCACTTGGTCTGCGTGACGAAGTACCGGAGGAAGGTGCTGGACGCGAAGGGGCTCGCGACGATTGATGCGGCAATGCGGCGTGTCGCGACGGAGATGTCGTTCGCCGTCGTCGAACTGAACGGTGAAGCCGACCACGTCCACATCGTCGTTCGCTACCCACCGAAGCTGTCGGTCTCCAAGATCGTCAACTCGCTCAAGGGCGTCTCCTCGCGGAGGTACAGGGAGGCCGGGCATCGCATGCCGTCAAGGATGTCCCTCTGGAGTCCTAGCTACTTTGCGTCGTCGGTCGGCGGTGCGCCGATCGAGGT